TTGAAACAGGACAAGAGAAACCATAAGAGCACCAGTGCCGAAATTTTGGCTGGGACTACGATGAAGTCCTAAATCAATCAGAAGATATGTAAATATTGCGGCCGGAAGTACGATTCCCTGTGGAGAAACTCGGGATTCTAAGAAGTCAAACCCGGGTATAAAGCAATTTCGTATTTTTTCTTGCGTGTCAAGAGACGATGCTTTTAGCAATGGTGTTAGTAGCAGACCGACTAACTTGTTAAATACGATTGAGGCAATGCCAATAATACTTGCCAGACTGTACCGGACTTCTTCATTGATTATATCAATAATTGGCCCGAATAACACTAGCGCATTCGGAAGGTATAAGAATAGTTGATAGAGATATGTTTTCACCCAAACTGTAACATCCGAAGCATTGGGACCACCCGCAAGTTCCTTGCGCAATTGTCTAAATATATCTTCCTTTTGAAGTTGTGATTCCGTCGGACCTTCGTATGTTGTGACAGTATTCACGATTTCATCAATTGCAGCAGTTAAATCTTCTGCTGGTCCACCACCGACTGTTCTTGCTCCGCCGTCCATTTTGATTTTTCTGGGCGGGTTAGAGCTGGATTCCGGTTTCTCTAACGGAGCATTTTTAAGCATTTCAACACGGGATTGACTGGACGATTCCGGTTCCGAACGCGATACCTGTAACGGAGGCGTACGCTGGGTTGCCTCCTTCAGTGAAGAAATAACACTTCCAGTAGCACGAGTAGTAGCATCAACCGCTTCTCCAAACGAAACGAGTGTGCTATCAATCATAGATTCTGCGGTACTTCCCGTCTTTTTCGCAATCGTACCAACTAATGTACCAATGCTTTTAGCAGTAGATTTTACCGCTTCCCAATTGCGTTGTCTCGCTTGTGCTCGTAATTCGGCAGCTTCTTCTCTCGCCTTTTTTACGACTGGATCTATTTCATCTAATTTCTTTCGTAAGTCCGAAGACAGATCATATTCATCGCTTAACTCGCTTTCAATTTTCTGTACGACTCTTAAAAACTTTAAAGAAGAACCACGCAACCAAGTAGGAGACGATTCATAAAATCTACTAACATCCTTCGTTAAACTTTTAACAGAAGTAACTGCCTTTTGTGTTTTCTTTTTTGCTTCTTCTAATGTCTTTGTTACTTCGGAGCTGGCCTTTTCCATAGTTTCCGTAGCAGACACTACTTTCGATTCCGAAGCATTTGCCTCTTCGGCTGTTTTTGATGCCTCAGCAGCACTTACATCGGGTCTGGCCGCTGTTTTGTCTGCCTTTTCAGCCGATTCCGTTGCCTCTTTCACCGCTTTTTCTACTTCACCAACAGCAGCCTTCTGTTTCTCTAATGCATCGCGTATTTTCGGTTTGAAAGATTCCGAGTCTGTAATATCTTTAATAGCAGTTTTGCTACTTTCCTTTATTTTTAAAATCTTTGAAAGTATGGATTTCACTGCTTTTTCTCGTTCTTCGGCTTGACGGGCTTCTTCTTCCTGTTTATTTGCGTCTGCCTCCGCAGCAGTTTGCTGCTTCTGTTTTTTCCCTTGGCCGGACATATTGTTTAATTACGGGATACAAAATCGTGATAAACTACAAATGAGTATTTTTAGCTCATCTACAACATGGACTGGAAACTGTTCTGGAACAAACCAAAGTCCAATCAATCTATCTCACACAATTGCGAAACCGTGTGACTTAATGTGTGAGCTAGTCTTTGATGATGCGATGATTGCCTCCGCAAACACGGTAATTACGGATGAAGGACTTGTCTTGTCAAGTACTTCGGGACTTGGGTCTTGTAAGTTTAACGGAGAAGGATATACTTGTAATACTCTGCTTGTGAATCATCCAAGCCATCACACAATTGAAAATATTCAAGCAGACGGAGAAGTTGTTGCCTTCTTCACGAATCCTACTGGTAGCCGATTGAATGTGAGCGCACTAATTCGAGTCAATCCAGCAGAAACATCGTCCACTCATTTCTTTAATTCATTCATTCCGTATGCGGGAACGGGTGGATGGAATACAGTCAATTTAGGCGAGAACTGGGGGATTTTTATGATGGTTCCTCCAAATGGAGCATATTTTTACTATGAAGGTTCTGATATTGTGCCAAATTGCGGACCTACAAAATGGTGTGTGTTCAAGTCGATGATTAACATGGACGCAAACAACTTTGCTCTTCTGACAAAAAATGTAGCACCGGGTTCGCGTCCGATTCAACCACTTGGAGACCGAGAAGTGTTCTTAAATGATATTGACCAATTACCGGGTGGCCCGATGCCCCATGATGGAAAGACATATATGCGATGCAAACGGGCTGCTAAGAAAGGAGATGATGTAAAGCCAGTAAAGGCAGCAGGAGTACAGGAATCTAAAAAGGCAAAGGCAAAGGGTATTTCGGATTGGGCCGGTGACCAAATAAGTAAAAATGGTATTTTTGCTCTACTTGATGTAGTTCTATTGATTTGCGCATTTGTATTTGGTATTTACTATGGCTGGCAGGCAAGTAAAGGACCGTATGGCCTTTATGTGCCTCGTTTGGGTCAGGATTTGGCTGTTTGGGTGCGTGGTTTATTTTTTAGAAAACCAGCTCCAATGATTGTTGTTTAGTACTTCTGGTCCCAATAGGTATCGTGCATTTCCGGACCATCGTCAGTCCACATATTCTCCTCCTGTTCCTTGCGAATACGCTCATTCTCCTCGTCAATCATACGCTGCTCCAAGGTCTTTACAACCCGATGCTTAGGCTTCTTTTCAATTTTAGTCCACTCAGTGTCCTCAGTCGTGGTCTTTTCTGCGACAGGAGCATCGTCATAAGTATTCTCCTCAGACTGTTGTCTACGCAGACGATAGAGATTTGTCATAGAGACAGGCATGCTTGCTCTATTTACAATTTCAACAAAACGCTCTGATTCTGCCTTCTCCTTCTCCTTATCATCCTTCTCCTTCCAATCACTGGCTAGCTTTGAGAAGGAAGTATTTCCATTCCAACGTGCCTGAGGTACAGTTGTAGACCCCAGACTCGGAAACGCATTCTCTGTTACTGGGATAGTATCATCCTTCTTCTCATTCTTCCGGCCCTTATTTCGCATGTGTGGGGGTGTATAGGTCGACATTTTGAATCGTTACTGCTATTACTTTATATTCTACTAAATCCGTTTTTGCTATTTACGAGATAGAAAACGAAACTATACAATACCATTGATTTGCCATCAAAATGGTATACGGTGTTTCAATTTCAACTGCGAGCGTATATTCCGATTTTCAGATTCCGGCAAAGACATCGGATGTGCTGGAATGGATTCGTAAGAAGTTCAAGAATACGGATATTCAGTTTCAGGGAAAGATTCAAGACCCTCTGAAAGAAACACGATGGATTTCTGTATTTGCGTCTACAGTAGGAGATGACGATGATGTCAATTCTCACATGCTTCCAACTCCATTTGATGAGGAAACATATTATGGTCAAATTCTAATTCTTGGGTCCAAGAATGATAACCAAGATTCGTATGAACAGTCTGTAAACTTCTACGAGAATCTAAAGGCAGATGAATATGAAACTCTGTATTCTGAATGGACATTTGCTGTTGAAGATTTGGATGATGAAGAGGAAGATGTCGAAGTAGAAGATGAAGAACCCGTAGAGGATATTGTAGAGGAAATCGAAGAAGAGCCGGAAGAAGAGGAGCCAAAGATTGTAAAGCGCGAAGCGAAGACTTCCAAACCAACCGTTGTTCGTTCAAAGAATGTGTTTGTTGACTGCGCAATCCGTGATAAGGTTCGTGAGAATTTCAGCGAGCTTACAGAACTTTCATCCGAACTTGAAACCGCTATTCTGAAAATTGTGAATGACCAAGCTCTGAAAGAGGGAATTGATGTTGATTGGAAGAATCGCGTGTTTTGGAACATGTATCGTAGTCGTGCTACATCTGTGTATGAAAATTTGAAGGGTCTTTCGGGATATGTTCAGAACAATGAGGGATGGATTGAAAAGTTGAACTCTGGTCAGCTTACACCACAGGCGTTTGTAGAACTTTCTGCGGTAGACCTGTGTCCAAAGCGATGGAAGGAGGCAATTGAGAAGATTATTGAGACCGAAAAGAAGCTCTATTCAAACACGAATAGCGCATCTATCTTCCTATGGTGTTCTGTGTGTAAGAAGAAGTCTAAGTGTGACTATTATCAGATGCAGACGCGGTCGGCAGATGAACCAATGACGACGTTTGTGAATTGTCTTGAGTGTGACCGTCGTTGGAAGTTTTAGGCAATAATGGTCTCATACCAAGCGATAAACGGCAAGGCGTAATACTTTCATCAATATAGACTTGAATCGGGTCTAATCCATTTGTAATACCGGGTTTGCTTACTTCGGGAGTTGTATCACTAAATTTTATCTGAAACATGTGAATTACATCGTCTGGAATCTGTGGAGCTGTTTCTTGAAGTCTATCAAGCTGGTCACGACATACTTTTAACATATCTTTTGCCGCCATTCGTTCTGTGCGTGGTAATGCCAATTCAATCATCATAAACCGATGAACTTTTGAATATGCGATTGCGGAAAGACGATGTGCTTCGGAACGCTTGGCCCATCCAAAAAAACTTGAAACTGTGTTCAAAAGGGCAACACTTAAACTAATTCCACCAATCACATAGTTTGCTATATCGGGAATATCCGCAAAAATTGACGACGACCCAATTGCTGCGCTTCCAGCGAGAGTCGACATTGTAATCGTCGGAAGTGTGATATAGGTATTCAAATCAGAATACTTTTTTTGTGCTTTGTCGTGTAACCAACCAAAACACAACGCCCGTTCTCCTTCCTGCGACAAAATGGTTTCCAATTGTCCATTCCAATTTACAGTTCCCGTATCTTCATCGAGGTCCATTTGTTTAACTATTGGAATTTCTGTTTTCCAAGTGTTTTAAGAGTATTTTTTAAACGCATACAGTAATGGAGTGGGTCTATGAAGACTCCATTAAGGATAAGAGATTGCGTAAAATCCAGTCCTTTTTGGAACGAAAGACGCACGATAAAAAAATCGCAGAACGAATTGCGAAGGCATTGAGTTTGAATGATTTTTTACGCGAACACAAATGGAAATCTCCATCCGAAATTAAGAATGCGATTCATATCAAATCAAAGCCCATATTTGATGACAGACAGTCTCGTATTTTGTTTCGATTATTAAAGCAGTCCGGTGGTGCCTCGGAAGAAGCAGCTGTTTTGGATAAGGGAATTCGTCATTTAATCGCATATGTTCGCGAGTATATGCCAAATATAGTTGTAAATGCTAGCGATTTAGCATATCCGTATGTGACATTTTTAAAGACATTAGAGCAGAATAGAACGATTGGTCCAGTTATTGAACTTGTGAAAGAATCAGTAATTGAAGCAACAACAACCGGAATTGTAGCGGCAGATACAGTAGCAAGTGATATTGGAGGACCCATTGGTATCGCAGTTGTTGCTATTCCGGCAGCAATCGCAGGTGTAATGGTAGTTATAACACATGTACTGGAAGATGAGTTGGGTGAAGCTCTTCTCGCATCCTTTTTAATTCTGCCATTTGTGGGTCCAATCCTGTATAAGGCAGCCATTTCTACCGGAAAGGTTGCCAAAAAGGTATCTGAACGAAAACAAGATATTGTAAATACAAGCCGTTCGTTACTGGGGGACAGTGTAGCAAGCAGACTTGATGCTAGCATACCAAAGTTAGGCGGAAAACAACTTTCAACGCAGAGGCGTAGATATTTCAAATGGCGAATGAAGACGCTACGGAACGAATTCGGCAAAGTCTGAAAGAGTGGGTGTCTCTGGATGACCACGAACGAGACCTTCGTCGTCAAATTAAGGAAATTCGTGAAAAGAAGGCAGAAAACTCAAAGAAAATTTTGGAATTTATGCGAGACAATCAGGTTGATAATTTTGCGCTGGAAGGGTCTGGTGTTGGAAACATTTCTCGCTCAGTCCGTACATCCCGTCCACCACTTCGTCGTGACCTAATTCGTACACAGCTTCTGCTTCAATTTGCGGACCAACCCCAGCGTGTCGCAGAAGTTCTTCGCTCAATTGAAGGAATTCCGGAAGGAGCAGAAGATATGTCAGTTGGTGGAACTCAGCGCGAACTTCTAGTCCGACGCATTCCGAAGACAAAGAATAGTATGGCGATTTAATGCTTACGAGTTTTGCGTTTTTTAGATCTATTCTTACGAGTTTTTTTTCCACCAACTCGTGTATTCTCCGCTGTATCCTTTGGAAATTCTTGGTTAAGGCCAGGTTGTGGAAGTGTGCGAAATTCGTTATAAAATTTAGTATATACTTTATCTAAAATATCCCTTATTTTAGGATATGAATATCTACTTATATTTCGAATCACCTGGGCCGTAGTGATTTTTGCGTCTCCAATAAAATTGATTTCTGCGTCATTTGGAACGGGCATTAAACTTCCAAGTCTTGCGAACTTTATTACTCCAGGCGTTGGTTGAATTGTATCGTTGATAGTATATCCGTTTGTTGATTCTACTAATTTACTCTCCCATGCCAATTCAAACAAACTCCAAGGATTTAAAATGATTAAATCTGGATGATTTTTGTCTTGAAATGCAGTAATCCCTCCTGTTATTGTTGTAAAATGTAATGCACGCTCATCATCTATTTCACGTTCAGGATCATATTCTAAAAATCCAACAATTTGGCCTTCTGCTCCTTTTGATGTACTTAAATATTCTTTGTTTGATATAATCCTTTTTCCGGAAGATTTTATTTCAAAAAAATCATCGGATTTTGCTTTATCGAACCGATACAGAATATATGGAAAATCCCGAATGTTCATTACTAAGATTTAAGATTCTTTATTGATTCCTGAGCTGCCAATTGTTCTGCTTGTTTTTTGGTAGAAGCAGTTCCAATTCCAAGATGAATTCCCTGTTCATCCGTAGCTGCCATCGTATAGGAGTTCTGTGACGATGATAGCATTACATATTTGGGTGTACAATGAAATCTTGATTGATATATTTTCTGTAACTGTTCTTTAAAGTTCCGATTGTTCATCAATAGTTTTGGAATATTGATATACTTTTCAACTAAACATACAATAAACGCAGAGATGATTTGGAAATTGTAATCAGATTCAATCCAAAGTGCTCCAATAAACGCTTCCAGAATATCACCCAGTTTCTTCAAATTTGTTCTTCCATTACACGCATCTTCGTTGTGTCGAGAAATAATGTAAAACGAATCCAATCCAATCTTTTGCGATAGCTGCCCAAGTGTTTCATTACACACAATCTCTTTCTTCAAATCCGTCATAAATCCTTCATTCTCAGTAGGAAATCTCCGGATTAAATATGTCGACACCACTGCTCCCAATATGGAATCGCCGAGGTGTTCCAATCTTTCGTAGGAATCATCAAATAGTTCTAGGCAATTTTCCGGTCTCTGGACTAACTGCGTTACTTCTCCTGTTGGGGTTGTGTATTCTAATCGTTTTACGTATGAAGAATGGACCATGGCAGTTTGAAACAAATGATCGCTCTGAACTGTAATGGGACAACTATGTTTACTAAGAATCGCTTGAATATCAGACTTGGTAAACAAGCGATTCTTTGAATTGTACGGATTATACATTTTGCTGTTCATCGTCTTTTATTTCTACGAGTTCGTTTTCCGCCTTCTATCCTTTGTTTTTTCGTAAGAGGTTTACCCTCTACTGCTAATTGTCCAAATCTGTGTAATCGTTCTGGGTCACCACATTTCAGTAATCCAATTAAATATTTTAACATGGGAGCATCTGGTATTGTGTTTATTTCAGTATCCAAAATAGACTGAATTCTTATTTGAATTTTCTCACTTTGATTTACTATCCAATCATCATCCAGGTCGTATCCTATTTCTTTCAATGATTTTTGTGATATTTTAAATAACATTGAATCAATTGCGTCTTTATTTACTTTCCATCCATTTAGTTTCCCTTCCGATGTTACATCTTCAATTATAAATGAAGTTTTGTTTTTGATTGAATTACAAAAAACATGTGCCCATTCGTATTCTTTTTTAATCGCATCTTCTGAAACTACTGACGGAACTTTGGGTCTATGCAATTCTAAAAAGAAGACAGCCAACGCAATTGGAAAAATATGTTCACACACTGTTCGCTTTGGATTTGTCGCTCCTGTTTCTTCTGGAAAAAGTGGTTTTCCACATAACCAACAGTCTTTTTTTGGTTCATTCTCTAATGTAACTTTGCATTGTTGCCCTGGCGTTGTAAATTCATACAATTTTCTAGCAATTTTTAATTTAGACATAACTTCATCAAATCTATTTCCCAGCGCAAATTTAGCATATTCCTTAGCGCCCGTATTACATGTGAGGGGTTTTATCACCGGTTCTTCTATTTCAACTGGAATTTCAGGTTTTGATAGTTCTATCAAACTATGTGCTGCTTCCAAATTCTTTTTTGTTTTTTGTATTTCTAACTTTTCGCGTCTCTCATTTTCTTCTTCCTCTAACTGTCGTTTTTTTAACGACGGTTTGGGAATTCGTTTCCCAATATCCATTACATTTCATCTGGAAGAATTCTTGTAAGAGAAAACTCGGTAGCAACAAGGTCATTTTTACGCTTGTCGCAAATATACTTGTGACAATCTTCTGCGGTTGGAGTTTTTGTAGAAGCAAAGTACTCCGTTAGTAGAGTTTTAAGTTCCTTCTGCGAAAGAGTCCACGACTTTTGGTATGTATTTGGTCTCTGAATTCGAAACAGCGAACCATCATCTTCTAGCTTCAATTTATTAAATTCCGTAAACTGAGGCTGCGAAAGAATTTGCGTAATATCGGTCTCTACTCGCTTACGAAGTTCACGCTTATCGTACAAATCCTTGTTCAAAGCGCGAATCTCGTTATCAATGACACGATAGTCGCGAAGATATGTCTTCAAAGAATCCATTTGTGTTTAGAAGATATCTTGCCAGTAAAATAGATTCCGTTTTCAAAGGTAAGGAGATGTACTTTGACGCATCTGAAATTGAAAACCTGCGGAAGGTTTATAATTCCGAACACCCTTCTTCAAAAATTCCAGAAGGCTCTATGAAGCAGACATGGAGTCGTTTAAAATCCCGATTTCATTCCATTTGTGATGGTGCTGAATGTATGATTCGAGAACTAATTAAGAAACCCAGCGCCCCAAGTTCTTGGAAAAAGAATCCGCGAGAATGGTTGTCTTCGCGTGAAATTGATCAACTTGAAAAGCAATTTGAGAAGGTCTTTAAAGAATATCATTACATTGGTTCTATTCCAATTGATTTTGACAAGAAATCAAATACTGGAACTTGTGTGGTGAGTTCACTTTGCTCTCTGGATATTACTTCGCTGTACAAGAAAGGATACCATCAGATTGGAATTGTTTTTAATACGGATGTTTCGACGGGTCCGGGTCAACATTGGATAGCTTTATTCTGCGATATTCGCCCCGAATTGGAATATCCACGCATTACATATTTTGATTCGTATGCTGCGAAACCTGAAAAGGAAATACAAGTTCTAATGAAACGATGGAAAGAGCATTGGGATAAAACGGGAATACATAAAAAACCAATGGTATGTTCGTACAACAAAACACGCCATCAATTTCAGGATTCCGAATGTGGAATGTATTCTTTATATTTTCACTATTGCTGTCTGATGGGAATTTCAATGGAAAAAAGAATTCCAGATGATGTTGTTCGTAGTTTCCGAAGTATGCTGTTTAAGGTCTAATATAAATTGGTTCGAACTCTCGACGAAGTTTATTATTTGATGGCTGTCGCATCATCATATTATTATTTGATGGTTGCTTTACCATGAGTGGGTTATCAGAGCGAACATAATTTTCATCAATGTTCTTTTTGTTTTGCAGTGGTTTGTTTTGCGGCTTTTTGTAAATATATAAGAATGTTCCAAGCACAAATGCCGTAAAGAATCCAATCAAACAACCTTATAGAGAAAAAAGTTAAAGAAGTTCTATCAAAAACGAATACTGAGAACCTTAAAATTGAAAACGCATTAACTGATACAAAAGCAACACAAATGACACCTTCAGCAGAAGCAGTTCGTGAGGCAGGACTGGACAAGTTCTATACAATCCCAGCAATCTCTGAGAAATGTTTAGCATCAATCGGTTCTCGTTATAAATGGAGTGATTGGGGACTGGTTATTGAACCGAGTGCAGGAAATGGAAGTTTCCTTACAAGAATTCCAACTGAAAAGAAACTTGGTATTGATATTTCACCAGAACATAAAGATATTATCAAACAAGACTTTCTTACATATTCTCCACCAAATGGAATTGGAAAGATTCTTGTTGTTGGGAATCCTCCATTCGGTAGGGTAAGCTCTCTTGCGATTAAATTCTTCAATCACGCTTCAAAGTGGGCTGATGTAATCGCATTTATTATTCCACGAACATTTCGTCGTGTGAGCGTTCATAATAAACTAAATACGAACTTCCATCTTGTATTTGATGAAGAAATCCCTATGGAACCTTGTTCGTTTAGTCCTCCAATGATGGCGAAGTGTTGTTTCCAAATCTGGGAAAAAAGAGATACACAACGCGCAATCGTTGAGCTATCAACAACACATGAAGACTGGGATTTCTTGGGATTTGGTCCAAAAGATACAAATGGACAACCAACGCCTCCAAAAGGGGCAGACTTTGCTATTCGTGCCTATGGTGGAAAATGTGGTGAAATTGTTGATACAAATCTTGAAATATTACGCCCTAAAAGTTGGCACTGGATCAAGTCAAAGATAAATAAAAATACATTAATTCAAAGATTTACCTCACTTGACTATACTCTAAGTCTTGATACAGCACGACAGAACTCTATTGGTAGAGGAGAATTGGTAAGGCTTTATAGTGAAACATACGATTAAAGAGCAGACTCAATAACTCTATGGGTCATTAGTGCCTTCCAACATTCATCGTTAATTGAAGGGCGAAGAGCATATTCTTTAATACTTTTTTCATCATTGAGTGATTCAATAGTAATAATACCATGTTCTTTTACAGTTCCATGTGCGTATCCACCATAGGAAACTACAATCTTTTTAATGTATTCTTTAGGGACTTTGAATATAAATAATTCACCCTCTACCTCAACATTTTCAGAAGATAGATGATACGCAGTAAGAATATATGTATCACAATCATGTGATGGTCTAATCTGAACGAAGTTAAATTTTGAATGAGTTGCTCCTCCTAAAGAAACTTTTACTTCTGAATTTTTACCATCTTTAGAACAATCACCAATACAATCTTCTGCCTTATTTTTGATATAGTTAAACTTTGTTCTAATATACTTCTCTAATAGCGGACCATATTGTTGTGCTGAAAGTCCATGAATAATACAATATGTATGTGCTTCTTTTAGAGAAGGCAACTTCATAACCAGTTCTTCATGTTTAACCTTAGATAAGGTAAGATGTTCTTTCAATCTCTTTACACGTTCTGCCTTATCCATAGAAGGTATATTAGTATCAATTTTAGATGATTTTTTTACATCAGTTTTAGCCTCAATTGTTGATGCTGAAACTGGTGCGATAGTATTCTTATTCGTGAAAGCATCGCATAATTGTTTTTCATCGTAATCACTTAGCATTTTTATTAGGTCTTTTACATTTTTTCCGGTTATACCCTTAATTTTGCGTTCCTTACAGAGTGCTTTTAGTTCCTCCTTGCTCTTCTTAGAATAGTACATCTTTACTGAATTTGGATTGTAATACTTTAAATTCGTTTTTACGCGGATTCAATTTTTTAAGGTCGTTAAATGCCGGTTTGAAATGTTCGTTGGTCTAAAATGCAGTGGGAATGTCGATGTCAGAGCTGTTGCCGATGCCCAGCTGCCATGGTTTGGATTTTCCCATGTATCCACGCCATTTGTATAGGATGTGACTCCAACCAAACTAGTGAGCCAAATCAACGACTTAATTAGATTCATTTGTACTAGATATACTATCTTGTTTTTAAGTCCGTTTTATAGATAATGGATATACCATCTGCCTGGATATATTATTCTGGAATTGCTTTTGTGATACTAGTTATCGCATATATGATTTGGAAGTCGGTCGAACCATCCGAATCAAAGGCACTTGCGAAGGCGAAACCCACATTTGATGCCTACCAGAAAGTAACTCGTGTTGCTCCTCTCGGATGTCCCCAGCCATACCGATTGTGCGATTACTATGTAGCATCGTCATCCTATTCTGTATTCCCCGGAGCAGAACTGTATGATTATGTATCAGACTCCATTCTTCCACTGGTTATCAAAGCAGGACCAAGACTTGTGGAGCTGGATATTTATGCCGATGAACAAAATAAGCCGGTTGTTGGATTGAAGAATCAGAAATTAGGAACAGATTACGCCTACAATACAGTCCCGTTCTCTGCTTGCTGTGTAAGTATAGCAAACAACGCCTTCAACTCCATTACATCCCCTGCTTCTTCGGACCCATTTATGCTAAGTTTAGTATTCCACACAGACAAGACAATTGTTATTAATGCGGCAGCAGAAACACTAAAACAGACTTGTCAAAAGTTTATGTTAGAACCCGAATACAGTTACACGCGAAAGAATTTAGCAGTAGAACCGGTATGTAATCTTCAAAATAAGCTTGTGATTGTATCGGGTGGAAGCGTGAAGGGAACTCTTATGGAAGAACTTGTGAATCTGTCGTGGGATACATCCCATCTGCGTCGTATGACATATACGCAGGCATCTCAACCCCATGACCATGAAGAGTTAATCAATTTTAACCGTAATCACATTACGATGGTTGTTCCAGATGCGGATGAAGATTTGGTCAACAAGAATTCTGAAATATTGTTCACATACGGTTGCCAGTGGAATCTCATGAATTATGGGTCGGCAGATAGTGTCATGGAATTCTACATTGGCGAATTCCAAGAGAACAGTTTTGTATTGAAGCCGACTGCGTTACGACCATTGAAGCCTAAGAAGTACAAGAAACCAGCATTGCCCGACCCAAGTGTGTCATTCCAGCCGATGCGAAAAACATCGCCAATCTACGATGTCACGATATGAAATCTCTGCGTTATAATAAAATGGCGAACGCTTGGCTGTCTCATGTGAAGAAAACGATGAAGCATATGAAGTCGAAGGGCTCGTACAAGAAGGGTGATGGCCTGAAGAAGGTGATTATGGAGGCGAAGAAGACGTACAAGAAGGGTGGTGCTACGGGTAATGTAGCAGTGCCTGCGTCTCCGGTTGGCGGACGCCGTCGTACTCGTCGCCACTCGCGTAAGTAAAAAAATGATTATATGTAACATATAAAGACAAATGGGCGGTGGACTTTTACAATTAGTCGCTTATGGTGCCCAGGACGCATACATTTCCGGAAATCCTCAGATTAC